CTCAATGGCCGCGGAGGTGGGCTGGCATGAGAAGACAGTCCCCCCGATCACCAAGGAGCCGTATCTGACTCTGCTATCTACAACGGCCATGAGGGCCTACCTTCCGAGGTTGCTTACCAGTCCAGGGTTTCGTCGTGAGTGATCTCTAGGGCCGGGGAGCCACCCAGGCCGTCCACGTCATAGGAGGAGGGCCGGACCTCCCGGACATCCACCAGGGCCACCACCTGGGCCAGCAGGGAGTCCAGGGACTTCCACGCGTCCAGGTTGGCTGGGCCCCGGGTGACCACGAACAGGGTGAAGGTGGCCAGCCCTCCGAGGTTGGCGTCCCCGACGAAAGCCGGGGGGACCACCAGAACCGTGGGGAGGTTGAGATTCCGGGAGTCCATGGTGACCCGGACCCCTCCAGCTCTGAGGGTGTCCACCAGGGCCTCGGTGGCCGCCAGGAGGCCGGTCACGCTACGGCCGGACCGTAGTAGCGGCCGATGCGGAGGGCAACCTCTATGTCCCTGTCGATGCTGGGAGGAGGCCCTCCCATCTCCACGAAAGCCGAGAGGTCGGAGGAGTTCCTCCGGGAGTACCAGCGGGTGGCCAGTTGCAGGGCTCCCCAGGTGGTCCGGGGGTCGGTGGTCTCGGTGTCCGAGGGCCTGGTGTCGGTGACCAGTTGGTTCACCCCGGCCACCACGAGATCCAGCCACTCCTCATCGTGGGTGTCCGCCGGATCCAGGCCGAGGGCCGTCCTCACCTGGGTGGAGGTGATCCACTCGGTGGGGACGGCCATCGGGCTGGGGGAAGACATCCAGGGCCTACTTGGAGGCCTTGGCCGCCGCCGGAGCATCCGCCGCGGCTCCTGCCACGGTGATGGCCTCACAGGCCGCGTTGGGGTTGAGGACGGCCCCCTTGGCCCGGGTCTCCGCCAGGGTGGTGAGGATGTTGGACCGGAAGCCGGACTTGGCCGTGGAGCCGGAGCCAACGATGTCGGAGTCCGTGGTGTAGATCTCGATCCCGGTCCGCTCGAACAGGGCGAAAGCCGCCGCGGCATCGGACACGATGGTCTCCGCCATCCCGTTCACCGGGACGGGGATGAGAGACCAGAGTCCGTTACCCAGCACGGTCCCCGCGGCCCCACCGAGGTTGAGGACGTTGATGTCCAGTTGGGCCATGTTCTCCGGGGAGGACATGACGTGGGTGGGGGTGAATCCGGCGGCCTGGACCTTGGCCATGGCCACCCGGACCACCTGGATGAGCGGGACACCAGCGGCCCCGGTGAAGGATGGGAGGGTGGCCCCGGTGATGGCCGCGGCCAGTCTCTCCTCCAGCTCCCGCAGGAGGCCGCGGGTGAGGCCGGAGTTCAGCAGGGTCCGGAAGGCCTCGGAGTCCGCGGCCAGTTGGCGGGTGTACTGGATCCACCCGGCCACGGTCTCTAGCGGGACGTTCTCGGATCCGTTGACCACGGAGAGTTCTGGCTTGTCGCCACCCTCCGGAACGGTGGCCCAGCCGTCGAACTCCTGGCCCCAGGTGAGCAACTCCACGGAGCCGGTGGTGACCGGGACCCGGGTGACAGCATCCAGGAGGGGTGTCTTGAAGGCCGGGGTCTGGGGGATGTATTGCTGGGGGTTCGGGAGGAACGTGGAACCTGGCGGGACCAGGGTGGTGAGGACCGCGCGGGACTCCATGGCCAGCCGGTAGCCCTGGGCCTCGGAGATCTGGGAGCGGGCCTGGATGCCGCGGGACTGGTACTCGGGGGAATCCACATACAGGTCACCGAAGGACCGGAACTCCGGCCCTTGGCCGGCTGAGGGGATCCGGGGAGCGGTCCGGGTGGCGGACTGGATCCGCCGGTCCACCTGGGCCGACGCGGCCCGGAGGTTCTCGAACTCCACCAAGGGGGTGATCTGGTTGTCCAGGACGGTGATCCGCTCCTGGGAGGCCTTCAGGTTTCGCTGTTCCGCGTCCACCAGGTCCCGGCCCTCGTCATTGGCCCGGGTCAGGGTCTCGTCCACGAAGCCAACCAGGGTGTTCCGCTCCTCCTGGAGCCGTTCCAACATTCCATTCATGGGGTGCCCTCCTGGGCTACGAAAGGGAAGGGGCTGGGCCCCACGTCTCTCGTCCACCAGGGAAGGTCTCTCGATTCCCACTGGGTGACGCGCCGATGGTGCTGGGTCTGGCGGTCTTCCGATGCCAGGTCCGGTCCGGTCAGTCCGGGCCAGGCTATGGGTGGCCGCGGAGGCTGGCCAGGAGCAGGACCTCTAACGTTTGTCGGAGACCACCAGGACCAGGACCAGGATGAGGATGGCCGTGAGCATGGTGGCCGACACCAGGGCCAGCCACTCGGTCCAGGTCACCGGACTCCCGCCAGCCACTCCTGCCAGGCATTCAGCCGGGGAGTGAGGGGTCGGCCGGGTGGGGCCACGGAGGACCGGGTGATCGTAATCATGGCCTCGGCCCAGGTGGGGATGGGGACCACGGAGACCTCCACCAGCCGGGCCTGCCTACGGGTCACCTGGGACAGATCCGGGGCCTCCCTCATCACCCACTCCTCCTGGTCCCGGAGTGGCAGGAAGCCGACGGACAGGCCGCGGACCACCCCGGCCTGGACCAGGCCGTGGACTTCCTTGGCCGGGTCGGTGTCGGCCATCACCCACCGGGCCCAGAGTTCGTCGGGCCTGTCGTCCCACTCCACCGATCTCCCGATGGGCCAGGCCTGGTGGTCATGGAGGGCCATGAGGGGAAGGTTCCCCGCGGCCTCCTGGATGGACTTGGCAAAGCATCTCGGGGCTATCGCTTCCTCGAACCGGCCACCAATCGGAGCAAACCGGTTGTAGGGCACCACCCGGCCCTCGAAGCCCAACTCTGGGCCCTCGTCGGAGGCCCGGAGTTCAGCCCCCGCCAGGAGCCGGATCTCCGGCTCTGCGGTCACGGTCACGGTTGGATCCCTTCAGGTAGTGGCTCCCCCAGGTACTCCAAGGACTGGATGGGGGGAAGGCCCAGCCGGTCCCTGGCCTCCCGGGCCGTCAAGTAGCCCAGCTCGAGACCCTGGCGGACAAACGCGAGGTCTTGGTTGGTGTCGGTGTTGATGAATCCGGACCAATCCACTTGCATCCGTTGGCCGTAGGGGAGGAGGGCCGTGATGAGGTCCTCCATGGAGCGGCCCCAGTCCCCCAGGGTGAGGTCCAGGAGGTCTCTCCGCCGGTCGGACAGGTTGGCATAAGTGATGTTGGTCCCGGAGCCGGAGGACGCATCCAGGTACGCAGACGACAGGTTGAATGCGTGGGCGAGATCCACCAGCCACGAGCCCTTGGCATTCACCACGTCGGAGTCCACCACCGACAACTGGAGGGGGGTGAAGTCCACCCCGGCATTCAGGACGGCCACGGACTTCCTGGTCCCCCCGTGGGCTTCCATCCAGCGGGACCGGAGGCCTTCCGCGTCGGTGGGTCCGAAATTGGGGACGTTCACCTTCAGCACCCCGGCCGGGACCCCGGAGGCCATGATCCCGGACAGGTAGGAGCCCATGGCGGTCCCGGTCTGGAGCAGGAGGCCGGACCGGGTGAGGGCCCCCTCGGCCACGTTCCCATCGTTGGGGCTGAAGCCTCGGAGCAGGGCCACCCGCCATCGGTACGGCCCCACCTGGAAGTAGCCCTCCAGGTCAGACTCCAGCGGCTCGTCGGAGTCGGGGCCGAGGACGATACGTCCGTCGGAGGTCCAGCCCCACCGGTCGGGGTTCACCACCCGGAGGGTCCCGGCCAGGGGCTGGCCGTAGGCATCCTCGGCATACATGAGGGCCCCGGCTCCGAACCAGAGCGCGTGGGTGATGAAAGTCCGCCAGAACTCATGGGCCCCCAGCCGTTTCGGGAAGGGGAGGGTGGGTCTGGCCTGGTCCCCACCGGGGATCCGGCCGACCAGTTGTGGGTCCGCTATCCAGAGCGGCCGGGGAAGCCGCTCCAGGCCCTTGGAGATGTCGGTGAGATCGGTGGACGTTCCCTCGGAGTATCTCCAGGTGGTCCGGATCACCGGACCCACCACGATGGAGGTGGCCCGGGTGATGGCCGGGAGGACTCCGGTGGTGCCCTGGTAGGTCCCGAAAGGGTTCAGGTACGGGTCCCCGCCGTAGTGGGGGATCCCGCGTGGGCTGGCCGGTGGCAGGCCGTACTGGCGGAGGTCCCCGATGTTGTCGGCCAAACCGTCGGAGCCCAGCCACCAGACCGGGCCGTTGGTGCCCATCCAGCCGTCGGGGGGCCCGTTGGTGCGGACACTCATCCCCGAGGTCCTCAC